GATTAGCCCGAAACTACATGTAGCAGATTAGTTTAAATTTAAATCGACTTTTTGTCGGTTACATTTTGAGTGTTTATCTTTAATAAAACACCATTATTACCGACACTGAGAGAGTACAAAAACAGGGATTAACTTAAATTAAGATAAGATAAGAATTAATATTAATTAAGTGTAAGGGAAAAAAACGGCATTTTTAACTGTAAAAAAAGCAGACCCCATTTCTGGGGCCTGCTTTCTTCTTTTTTCTCTTTTACTCACCAGACAATTATGCCAATGGCTTTCAAAAAATCCTCGATTTGATATTCTGCGATCGATGTATTTGCAAACCTAGCGTCTACCATGTCCGCATCTGTGAAATTAGCACCAGCCATTCTCGTATCGGCAAAATCAGCATCAGCACAATTTGCACCACAAAAATTTGTGTCTAGCAAGGTTGCCCCTTGGAATGTCGCCAGGCGAAAATTACCCCCGCCGAGATCCGCAAAAGTAAGATCTGCGAACATCAAGTCTGCCTCCTCCAAGCTGACGCCCTTGTCGACTGCTTCCTCAACTGCTTCCTTGATTGTCGACTTTTCACTCACGTAAAGAACGTCGCCTTCCGTGCTTAAAATTTTTGTTTTTTTCTTTATTTTTCCCTCTTCTTTCACTTCTTTATTTAACTCTTTCATTTCTTTTTTTAACTCTTTCTCTCTTTTCATCTCTCCCGGACCGTAAACTTTATAGAGAAGCTCACCGGTTTGGCTGTAATATTTTTTCATTTTTTTTCACCTCCTTCTTTCTCAATTTCAACTTTTAATGATTAGAATCTGATTAGATGGCTTGAGGGCTTGGCTCAAACCATCTATCAAACCCTAAAAAAGCGGTTTTAAGTATTTAGCTTTTCCGCAATTAGGACACTTATCTTTCTTTTCAGAATACCCTCCGCACCAATTACATTTGTACTTACCGATTCTTTCATCATCGATAACTTCCTCAACTAGGTTCTCCATAATCCGTAAACCTCGTTCACTGACGCCTTTGATAGGGGCAGTGTTGAATTGATTATTAAATAAATAGTCGGTTTCTACCTCAATAGTTTTACCGCTTACTTTTTTTAACGTATCAATCCATTCAAGTTCTCTTTTACTATAACCATCAGTTGGGCGTTTATTTAATCCTTTCCTATAAATAACTGGAGCGGATTTTTTGATTTTAATTTTCATCTATTTTTCACCTCCTTTCATTTTTTTATTTTTATTGACTTAATGTTTCAATCGATTTTATAAAAATATGGCCATCAAATACATCCTCCGGCCGATAAGCCAGCGTATAGTAGGATTTTCTCGCGTTGCTTTGCATAAAAACGGGGTCCGCAACTGCAAAACAATCACCTTGCCGGATGTAGCCAACCCAAGTTTTTTCCTCAATTACATCTGGGGTTAAAATGTTTCCTCCGGTTTTAACTAGTGCTTCAATTTTAACTTTTTTATCTACAAATTTTTTCATTTTCTTCTTTCCAGCTTCTCTTAATTCTCTAAATTTTCTAAAAGTCTCTCCGGCTTTTCTAAAAACCTCGGCTATTTCAGATTTGGTCAAGACTCTGCTTGTTTTTGTCTTGGCGTCGTAATGTATAAATTGGGGTTGATTTATCATTTTTTTTCACCTCCTTTTATGTTTTCAACTTTTAACCTCTTAACTATATAATACACGACATAATGCGACTTGTCAAGGACCAGTTTTTTGCTCAACTAAAAAAGAATTTATATTTCCTGTGGTGGGGTATGATATAATTATTTAAAATGAGCAAACAAACCCCAGCAGAAGTAAACAAACCTAAACAATTAGATGCAGTTGGAAAAAAAACACTTTTAGCGATTCTCTCGACCAAAACATTCACGGCAGCCGCCCGCCAGTTGGGTATCTGCCGTACGCAGCTCTATAATCGGATGGAAAAGTACGGCCTTCGTGAAATGATTGAAGAAATCCCGGATCGAGCTTTAGCCAGGTTGAGGCTGGCATCGGTTGATGCCGCTGAGGTGTTGTCAGGCAAGTTAGAGGTCCGAGAAGAGAGTTTAGAGGCGGCAGAATCTATTCTGGACCGGGTGGGGGTTCGAAGGGGTGAAAGCAAAAGGGGTGCGGCCTTCAAGGTAGAGAATAAGGACATGAAAGTTGAGTTTATAGAAATGGAAAATGAAAGTTAAACTCCATAGCGGCCAAGCAGAGGTCGCCCAAGACAATCACCGCTTCAGGGTAATCTGTGCGGGGAGACGCTGGGGAAAAAGTGTTTTAGCCCGGATGATTGTTTTAAAGTGGGCGACTGACAATCCAGGGCTTTATTGGATAGTTAGCCCGAATTACAAGCAAGCCAAAATGATCCATTGGCGCGAGATTCGCAAAGAGATCCCGGAGAAATGGATTAAAAAAACAAACAAAACAGAGTTGTCCGTTGAGCTTTTAAACGGGTCGATCATCGAGTTGAAGGGTGCTGAGAACCCGAACAGTTTACGAGGGGTGAAGCTAAAGGGCTTAGTTATAGACGAGATAGCCTCTATCCGGAGTTGGAAGTGGTTGTGGAAAGAGGTTTTGAGGCCCACTCTAACCGACCACAGATCGCCAGCTATCTTCATTTCAACCCCGCAAGGCTTTAATCATTTTTACGAATTGTTTAAGCGGGGACAAAAGGAAAACAACAATTACAAGTCGTGGAGATTCACGTCTTATGACAATCCGTTTCTTCCGGAAGAGGAGTTGGATCAGGCAAAAAAGGAATTAAACGAAAACACATTCCACCAAGAATATCTAGCTGAGTTTAGAAAGTTTACGGGGGTAGTGTTCAAACCATGGGACAGGCATATCCACGTGATTGAAGACTTCGAAATACCAAGCCATTGGCCAGGATTTAGGGGTTTTGATTACGGCTCCGCCCACTACACGGCTTCGGTTAGAGTTAGGGTAGGGCCTGAGGGTACGTGGTTTGTCGATAGATGTTACCAGGATCATGGCCGCGCAATTAAGGAACATGCTGAAGCTATAAGGTCGCAGGATTTTGAGTTAGGACACGTTCAATCGTGGGGCGATCCGCAAGGTAAACAATGGCATTTGGAGTTTGCACAACACCAGGTGCACATCCAGCCGGCTAACAAAGAGACAGGCCAAGACAAAAAAGGTTGGGTACAGTATACGGTCGAGAAGATAAATCAGAAGCTAAAACCGCAGCCGGGTAGGGTTATATATTTACCCGACCACTCCAAAATTAAGAAATGTCCGGAGCTTTTAGTGTTAAATCGGGACGAGAACAAACCGTTAATTGAGCAGATGGAGCAATTAAAATGGCGCAAAATAGCCAGCACCGATACCATCGTTCCGACGCTTGATGAGACCGATGATCCAACCGGCGGGCATTACGATCTGGTGGCGGCTTTAAGATATTTGGCTGTCAGCTTTAAGCCAAAAATGAAGAAGTCAGAAGCTGAGAAGATAATGGACGAGTTTCCTAAAGATAATTTATACGACAAGGATGGTTTTTACACGTGACCAAAGAAATATCAGAGTTATCAGATAAAAATCTAGAGGCGTTAGTCCATCTGGGAAAGTTTTTCCAAAAAATGGATTATGGCTGGACAAACTTGTCGTTAAGAGTTCATGACGGCAAAGTAACGGAAATTATTAATCAGGAGTTTCAAGAACGCAAGTTCAAGCAAGATCAGAACGTGGAGGCGGTTTCCTGGGTGGGTAACCAGATAAAAGAAAAACACGAAAAAGAGTGGTCAGGTTCTGTAACATTTACGTTTGTTTTTAACGAAGGAAACATAAAGAAAATCACGGCGCAAGAAGGTAAGAGGTGTTCGTTTCATTGACATTTTGTACTAATGTGTAATAATAAGAGTAGAAAAGTCTTAGCCGACCTTGGCGAAAGCCATGGAGGCTAGGGACCTTCACCGGGAGGAAAGCCGGCAAGAGTCCCGACGTTTTTATACGTTTAGTTACGTATACGTGCGTCGGGACTTTTTTTGGGTTTAAAGGGAAACACCATGGCAAAAAAGAAAAAAAAGGAAGAAAAACTAGAAAGACTTACTGGCAACGCTTTACTCTCACAGCTAGACGATCAGTTTAAATCGTCTGATACTGCCATCGACTCCATGCGCCAAACCTGGGACGAAAAGGAAATGATCTTCTTTGGCAAATCAGATTCTGAATCTTTAGACCAAGCCAAGTCAAGGGTTTACGATCCTCGGTTGTCTTCAATAGTTTTGGAAAGATCTTCTAGGGTGATGGCACAGTTGCCTACGGGAAAGGTTAGGGCGATGGACCCAGAAAACCAGGGCAACTCAAGACTGATGGACATTGTGTTGCGTGAGTATGTGATAAAAAACGCCAATTCGCAGTTTGATATTCGGACGAAGCTGAGATTATGGGATTTGTATTCGTTAGTTTACGGTTCATTCCCGGTTTTGGTTGACTGGGTGGTGAGTGACGATTATGTTGGGCCAGACTTTTGGTTGATTCCGATTAGAAACTTGAGGCCACAACCCGGTGTTTATCAGATAAATGAGATGGATTATGTCTTTGTCGATAGCGAGGTTACCATGGGGTACTTGATGGGGCAAACACCAGAGACGTGGAAAAACATTGACAAGATATATGACAAGCTGGGGAAAGATGGTCAGGGTTATTCGTCTGACGGGAGTGAAGAAAAAGACTCATGGGTGGAACGTGAGTTCTCACCAGACCAATCAGGTGGGACTGGGCAGTACGCTAGGGTTTTGCTCCGGACCAGATACGAGCGGGACAGGTGGGTAACCTATGCTCCGGAATATGACGTGGTGGTGCGGGACATTCCTAATCCGCACAAGAACGGCAAAATACCGGTGATTGTGAAACACGCCTTCCCAATCTTGGACAGGTTTTACGGGATGGGTGAGTTTGAACGTGGCGAGAGTTTACAGAAAGCTACTAACTCCTTAATCAACATGTATTTGGATGGGGTTAAGAAAAGTATTGATCCGATTACGATTATCAATCCTGATGGTGTAGTCGCCAGCTCGCTAAAACGCAGGGCTGGGGCTAGATGGTTAGAAACCATCCCTAACTCAATTCGTGAGTACCGGGTGTCTCCACAGGGTTTAAATACTTTTACTTCAACCTACCGGTTCATGATCGCAGCGCTGATGAACCAGGCGGGGACAACAGACACGACGATCACGAAGCAGACCGACCCTTCAATGGGGAAAACTCCGCAAGCGGTTAAATTCTTGGCGGCCAAGGAAGCCTCGCGAGACAACTGGGACAAGTTCATGATGGAACGATCAGCTGAGGAGCTATTTAACAGGTTTGTTGATTTAATCTCAGTGAAACAAGAGAAGCCAATAGACATGACATTGTTCACTGGCGACATAAAACAGATAGCTGAGGTTCATCCGGAAATTGTCGAGATGTTCGAAACCGGTGATGGTGGCAAGATCACAATCGATAAAGGCGTTTTTGGAAAAAACGCTTCGTACAAATTTT